GCCCTTGAGTCCGCCAAATGCGGCACCGATACCAGTGACGAGCAGGGTGATTGAGCCGCCTGGTCCGAGTAAATCGTCAGCGCCCTTGCCAATGGCGCTGATCTTATCGATGAACTGCTCCACCTTGATGATTGCCTTGGGGAACTCAGCCTCGAACTGACCCATAAGCATTGGCAGTTTGTCCAGGATCTTGGTCACGAGCTGATCGGCGAAGCGCTGGAGCTTAGGAGTCAACGCGGTAATGATTCCAGAGAACCGAGCCATATACGGAGCCAATCCCTTGAACAACTTGGTGACGGCTGGGAGGAATGCTGCGCCAAACTGCTCCTTGAGTTCTGCTGCCTGGATTGATACAACGCTGAACGATCCTTCCAGCGTGTCGGCATAGGCGGCCGCGCTGCCCTTGGTCTTGGCAAGGATTGCGTTGAGCGCCTTCTGGCCGCTGATCGTCTTGGCATTGATACCGAGCGTCTTGAGCAGCTTGCTGCCGTTGCCCTGGTATGCCTTACCTACTGCAAGTGTTGCATCGGCAAGATCCATACCGGTGGCGCGCGATAACTCCATTGCAACAGTCTGAATCTTCAGCGCATCCTTATACCCCTTGGTAAATCGCGTACTTGCTTCTACCGATGCGCGAACCTCATCGTCCGTAAAGGCGAGCTTCTGACCAGCAATGATCTGCCGTTCTACTGCGGCTAGGACGCTCTCGGTGCCGAGCTTACGCGCCTTTAGGGCTGCGGTCAGCTTGGCGGTCGCCGCTTCGTCTGCTGCTGCACCCTTGATCGCCGAGACGGTGAATGCTCCGACGCCTGCGGCTACACCGGCAATGCCCAGTGCTACCTTGCGGAAGTCTGCGCCGATCTGGCTGGCAGTATTGCCAAGGGTGCCGAGCGCCTTATTGACCGTCTTGATGTTTTTAGACGCGGCATCACGAGCGCTGATCGTTGCGTTGACTGCGACATTAGCCATTGCTTACTCCTACCCTGCTCGCAGGTTGGACATATTTGGGGAGATGCCGAATACCGCTGCATCTGCCCTGAGTCGGTTGGCTCGTGCTGAGCTGGCGATTGCCTTGACCTTGTCTGAAGCCACATTGCGCCGCTTGGCTTCCGACTGGAGTGGAGTGAGTGGGCCGATGAAGTCTGGCTTGTTCCAGTTTCGCAGAGCGTTCTCTGATTGGAACTTAGTGGCGGTGCCGTTGGCGTAGGCAATCTCTAGACCAAGCACCTTGGCACGCATCGCCTCATCGTTGATGAGGAGGACGATGGTCTTCGCCATTGCATCCTTGGCTACTTGGATATTAGCCTCTACCGCCTCAATGACGAAGTTGCTCCCACGAGTTCCAGGGTGTTCAATAAACTTACGGTCAGAGAAGAGATTGGCGGCAGTCACCTTAGGGATGGTGTGTGGCTTCGTACCCTTCACGGCAAACCAGGCGTACCACGATTGCTTCTTGCCTGCGACTGGTCCGACGATGGCACCTGGTCGAGTAATGCGCGAGCGACGGCCGCGCACACTCTTGGCAAGTTGACCTGTGTCAGCCGGAGCCTTGGCTCGGACATAGGGAGCAAGGGCGCGAGCTGCGTTCACCGTGGCGAACTGCTCTAGTTTGCGGACACCTCTCCAGCCGAGCGAGTTGAGGAATGCCTTCTGAAGAGCCTCAGCCTCAGCGCGAACATTGCCCTGCAAGACGATCTCTACGGATGCCTTAGCCACTTACTTGCTCCTTGGTTGAATCTCGCAATACAGACCCCAATAGGTCATTAGGTCTTCAGCGGTTGCGGTCTTCAGTATCTCCCAAGCTGGCACGCCGTAGGCGACTCCGAGTGTGTGCGCGATGATCTCTGGGCTGGTCACCACGACTGACTGTCCGATGGACAGCCGCCTGGCTTCCAGCCTTACGCGTTTGGGAGTGCTGAGATTGCGGTTGCCCACTTCTCCATTGATGCCGTAATGGCAGTGACTGGAGCGTCAAGGATGTCATCGCAGGCATTGCCCTCAATGTCCTTGAAGTTGTGGCTCACAACCAACTTAGCGAAGGCTGCGAACTGGACGGCCGTGTCGCCCTGTAGGTCGATCAGGATGCGAGCGCTTACATTGCGTCGCAGCTCAATGTTCCAACCGGCAAACGCGCCGTCTAGTTCAATCTTCACCGTGTCCATATTGGTCCTCCTACTAGCGCGCTAGGCGCTGCTCTTTATGGCGCTGTTGCCAGTGGCGACTCGATGATGACTTCAAGGCTCTTGCCTGAGGTCACATCGTATGCCAGGCGGCAGGTGACTTCATTGACCACCACGCCTTCGTTATCCGCAGAGAGCGGCACGATGTTCTCGATCTCCCACGAGCCGAGAATGTACACGCCATACGAATCGGTTGTGAGGCCGTAGAGGCGCAGGTACTTCTGGGTAGCGATGTCGGTGATTGGGAAGGTCGTTGAGACACCAGCCGTGTTGCTCGCCACCGTGAAGGTCAGCGTTGCATCAAGCACACCGGTCAGCGCTGCGGTTGCGGCCGTAAGGCTGCCATCAAGCGCCGTGACCATCCCCACGCCTGTGTTGATCGTCAGGTTGAAGTTGAAGATGGAGGCGTAGTCGGTCGCTCCTGTGCCTGCCTTGTCAGGGAAGTTCGTGTCGGTGCTGAGCTTGATCAAGCGCCCAGCCAAGAATGGGTTGGTAGGAATCGCCGTAGGGAAAGCAAGCACCGATGCCGCAGCCGTTGTGGCGGCGAAGGTTGCACCAGCCTGAAGCAGGCCGTTGGCATCCGTTGACATTGTGATCTCTGTTGGAACAGCATCTCGCACGAGATACTTCTGCACGCCGTCGGTGACCAAGAAGGAGTAGAAGACGAGTGTGTCGACATCGCCCTGTGTTGGCGAGTAGGTCCAGGTGTATGGTCCAGCGCCAGCCGTGGTTGCACCGATGGCATCGAAGATGAGCGGCAGGGTGCGCATCGAAGCAGGACCCTCAGCGATGGTCAGGATTGGAGCCTTGCCGGTGATGGTTGGCTGGCTCGCCTGAATGGCGGTGCGCTTGCCAACGGAAATGGTCTCACCAAGATCAACGGTCACGCCCAGGTCGAGCGAACCGATTGTCTCGCTGAAGAGGACTTCGCCAAGTGCGGTTCCGATTGCAGCGGCCGTACCGAAAGCAGCCTGCGAGCCGGTAGCGATTCGAGTCAGAGCCTTTGCGCCGAAGGTTGCCATCTAAGTTCTCCTTGCTCTAGGCGGTGAACGCCACGGTGTCTAGCACCGTGACTTCCGCAGCTGCCTGAACCGTCAGGTAATCCTGATCGGCGTAAGTATCTGTGCCGAGTGTAGTACCGGTGACTGTCACCTGCGCGGCGTTTCCACTAATCGTCACAGCCCCATCGAACACGGTGCGTAGCCACGAGCGCCAAGTGTAGAGGTCGCGGTACTTCTCATCCATCCGTGGAATCGGCAGCAGGTAGATGACGATGTTGACCGTCAGCACCGTGGTGCGGTTGCCGTTGCCAACGGTGATCTGGTCGCCGCCAGGGAAGAGAACGATGGCAGGCGTGACTGGCAGGTTCTCAGGCGGCGTGGCGTAAACCTTCCTCAGCGTGTATCCGGCAGGCGGATTGACTGAGTCGAGCTGGTTGGCGATCGCATCAAGAACAGTTAGGTCGTTCACGCGCCCACCATAGCAGTGATCTCGTCTTCAGTCAGTCCGAGCGCTGCGAGCTTGGCGCGTGCGCTGGCCTTGGCTGGATCTTCTGGCTCTGGCACAGGCGGCTGTGGCGCAACCCAGTCGCCATTGACGAGCGTCCAGCCAATCCAAACGCCCTCAGGGGCAAGGATGGCCATCGTGCCGCCTGGCGCAGACCAATCAGAAACGCCGTCCCACAGAACAGTGTTGATGACTTCGTTCTCTTTGATAATCAGATAAGTGTGCATAGTTCTCCTTAGATTGAGATGACGAGCATATAGCCGCCGCCACCTACGCCACCAGCGCCAGTCGTGCGCGATGTTGCAGTCGATTGCACAGCAGCACCGCCGCCGCCGCCGCCGCCGCCTAAGTATCCTAATCCACCTGCACCACCATCACCAGCAGATCCTGAGCCGCCGCCTGCACCAGCATTTCCGATTCCTGTCGTGCCTGCCGCAGCACCAGCCGAGCCTGTTGTGCCAAGCGCACCACCAGCGGCAGCAGTATCCAAAAGCATTCCAAATCCTCGACCGCCAGCGCCGCCGGCACCAGCGGCGTGGGCAGCCGACTTTCCACCACCGCCGCCTCCGCCGCTTGGTCCAAATGGGTTATCAACCCCAGCCCCAGCGTCAGCGTTAGTGCCAGAGTATGCGCCCATACC